ACCCCTTATAATCTTTAATGAATATAGGGGGTTCTTTTAAGGGAGCTAAAATTAATATTACTATTTTTTAGATGTATTGTAAACCAAGTTAATGATGTCAATAAGTTTAGGATTAGCAATAAATAGATCAGATAAACCTGTACCCAATATCTCACATACCTTTTCTTCATCTTTCAATTTCAACTCTGCATTGAAATGGTCTAATAAAACATGAACAATCTCATGTATTAGAGTGTTTAGTTTTCTTGTGGGTTCTAATGTTCTATCTATTCTTATTAAATCTTTATTAACATCAAAATCTCCATAAATCTGATCTTTGTTTGCTGTTCTTGCACCTATTTGTTGGACCTTAATTTTTCTATGTCCTAAATATATTGTTCCTGGTAATTTCATAATTATCCATACAATTTTTTAAGTTGCTTCATGGAAATATTGTTTACTTCCATTATATGATTATCCCAAATTTCTAATTCACATATTTGATAAGTCCACCCTGTAAGACTGTGCTTTGCATAACTTTCAATATGATTTTCAGGTAAGGCACAACCTAAATTTAAAACTCTTGTAAAATCATTTGGAATAGGACTTATTTTTGGTACTCTATTATCTTGCGCCCTATGACTATGACCAAAGACAATATCTATTTTTGATTTGTTTGCCACTTGTCTTTCACTTGCTTCACCACCATACTCTTTACCCATTGGATTTATTGGTGCATGTATAAAACCAACACCACCTAACATTAAATACTCGCCCCAAGGAATAACATCCCATTTATACTTTTTGCATATTCCATAAAATTCTTTTTGACACATTCCATAAAAAGTTGGATTTTTATCTTCATATCTCCACATTCTTTTTTCATGGTTTCCTAAAGTATAATATTTTTTTATTTTGCATTTACCTAGACCATAATTAAATTCTTCCATAGCTTCGTCAAATGATTGCATGTCTTTAATAAATGTTGGCTTTTCTATTCTTGCAGTAAATGTATCATCAGGAATAAAATAAGTGCAACTATCTAAAGTTAAAAAATCTCCTATCTGTACAACATAAGCTGGTTTTGTTTTTGCAATATGTTTTCCTATCCATCTAAATCTACTTTTATCTTTTATATGAGGGGAGTCATGGAGATCTCCAATTGCTATTACTTTCATATTATTCCTTTTGTTTGATAGCACATTATTTGTGTGCCAATTTGATGTTTGTTTACTTCTTCTTTTCCAATTTCATCTAAAATTTTAATTGAAGAAATATAACCAACTCCCATACAGGTGTTCCAATCATCATAAAGCATATTTCCTTTATCAATTGGTTGGCAACTTTGATGTATGAAAGAGCATAAACTAATGACAAGCATAAACTTCATTTATTTTTTTGTATGATTTTTAAATATTTGTGTTCCTTTAATTCCATAGATACTTGCTACAACAAGAATCCATAAATTTGTAAACCAACTTGGAAGCTGTTGGAACTGTTCAAAGAACTCTTTTATTTTTGCAGATGCACCAGGATCGTCACTAAAGACTCCATAGGCAATCACTAAAATTGGCAGAGTTAATACGACCAAAACGAACTCGTCTTTCCAGTCTGATTGTCTAGCTTCTAAAAGTTTACCAGAGTATTCTATTTCACCCTGACTCATTTTTCTGGCATGATTCATTTGAGCATCAGCCATTAATTTTTTTGTTTCTTGTTTCTTTGTATAGATATGACTTGCTGTTTTGAAACCTGCTGTCAATAAATTCAACCACATAGATATATCCTCCTAGTTGAAGATACTCTATCAATCTATAATAGAATTTGCAACTTTTACTCTTTGACTTCGCCTTTTTCCCATTTCATATCTGGAAGATTGTTAGAATATTGCTTTCCATCATATGTCAAAACTTGTTTTCTATTTGCTCCTGCTTCATTAAAAGAAACATGGACCCAACCTTTTGCACCATCATCTGGAGAATAAAATTCTAGTATGAGTTGATCAAAGTCACAATTATTTTGAATCCAATATGCTACTTTAATGTTAGGCACTCCTAATATTTCAAAATCAACTGCTTGACCTTTGGCATGCTGACTCGTCTTTTTTGAACCTATTGCTTCACACAATTCTTCTGAACGATAACCTGATGTAATAGTTACAGGTTTTTCAAACTTTGCTCTTACTGGTTCTAATATCTCATAAGCGACATTTTCTAAATTTTTTATATCTCCACTTCCTGGATCATTTTTAATTCCCTTACGAGTTGCAGTCATTGACTTTGTAAATTCTTCTAATGTAAAATGTTTTGATAATTGCATCGGAAACCTCCTATGTTAGCAATATTTTATATATGATTGTGGACATGCCTAATATAAGCATTCCTGTTGAAGACATAACTATCTTTTCAAGCCTATCTATTTTTTTATTTGTCATTTCTTGCATTATTCTGCACAATTTTTCATGATCATCAATCCTTTGATGTGCAGTATTAACTGTACCTTTAGCTTTTTTTCTAATAATTCTTTTCATTTTCCTTGTCCTCTATATCTCATTTGTTTTTTACTTCTACCTTTTCGCTTGTTTTTATTCATAGAGCTAACTTTTTTAGGATTTTTACCTATACTTGTACCTTTTGTACTTTTTTCATATAATGTAACTGAACCATAAACATTACCTTTTTTACTTGCCATAGTATCTTTTACCTATTCTGTACATAATGCTTAAAATAGACCCCTCTATGACGCTTTAAACACTATTTTTTCTTATATTTAGCCTTGACTTCATTATCTTCCAGTCTTTTTATTTCTAATTGGGTATAATGTATGATTTTATCCAAATCTTCAGTTCCTCCCTTTTCTAAATATCTGACAACATACTTTATAACATTCCCCTGATAGAACGAAAGATTATTTTTAGATATAAACTCATAAGGTTGAATGCAAAAGTTTTTATAATGTGCACCTCCAATTTGTTTTAATTGTGGCAATATATTTTCCCATAAACTTTCATCTGTCATTTTTCTTCCTTTATTTTTGCTATCGGTGGTCTTGTATATTCTTTTATTCCTATATGTTTTAATGTGCTTGTTAAGTCTGCCCATATTTCTCCTTTGCATTGTTTCCATAAAGCACAAAAATAATAGTCTTCACTTAAATATCTTTGTGTTTTTTCCTCATCTTTAAGAATACCCTGTCCTTGTATTCCACAATCAAAAAAAGCATATTCTTTTTTACCAGTTACTTGTCTTATATTATCAATGTTTGCTTTTATATCTGAAAAATATTCTATACTTGGGTATTTTTTTATTATCGTTTCAAATACAATTCTTTCAATACACATAAAACCTGTTCCTGCATAATTTACTTTTTTAAAACCTTTATCATTATCTGTTAAATCACACTTACCTAATGGAAAGTTTAAACACCAACCTTTACTAGCATCACCCTCTTCTATTTTTTCTTCATGTTTTATTGGATATGGAGCTGATGTTAATGGTTTATCAAACAACAAAACTCTGATTAAATCTTGTGGTTCAAAAACAATATCAGCATCTATAAAAAATAAATGTGTATATTCTTTTTGTTGTAAAAATGATGATACTAATTTATTTCTTGCTCTAGTAACTAGACTATCTCTTACCCACATCATTCCACAACCAATTTTAGCTTGATTAAGTGTATCTCTTACACAAATTATTGATGATATGGTTTTTAAATGTATTTTTTGATCAAAACTAGGAATGCAAATTAAAACATTTTTATTCATTTAAAATTTCCTTTTATAATTTTAAAAATTGTACCATAAGGTTTGGGTATTTTATTTTTTGATGTACAGGATGTCAAAATAATTAATATAAAAAAAAGACAGGTGAGTTTGGTGGTTTGGTGGTAAAACCCACCTGCCAAACTTCTATATATCATATAAAATTTTTTTTTAAAACTTAAATACAAATTAATATCAATTTTTTAGGTTTTTTTTGCACAACTTATTATACTATTTATTTATTAAAAATTCAAATTATCTTGCTGTAACTGGTATAGAACCATTAGTTGTTGATGTAGTGAAAGGCTCACTTGCAAATGCCATGTAGATGTAAGTTGAGCCAGAACCATTACCATCTGTACCACTACCTCTTAATTTAAAACCATTTGATAATAAATCTGCGTCATTTTCATCTTGTTCTGCAAGAGTTGAGTTTGGATATATTGTTCTATTTTCCACATTGTAACCTAATCTTTTATTATCTAATAATTGCCAATTTCCTGTGCCACTACTTCTTTTAAAAATAACAAAAGCTGGAGAAAAGCCTGTGTACACAAATGTACCATCAGCATTTCCGTTACCTGTGTATGAACCAAATTTTGAATAGCCTTGAACATCTGCGAAGCAGTAAGCTATGTAAGTACTACCACTGGTATTTGTTGCACCTGAATTTCCTAAACTAAATACAGATGTTGTAGGCTCTGTATTATTCCATCTACTAGATGAAGCTGAAGAAGCTCCAGTAGTATCTAAAGCCATTCTTTTTGTTGCACCTAAAGTTTTGTGATAAACTTCCCATTGTTCTCCTGCAGTTCTTCTTTTAACAATAATCATAGATGGTGTTACACCTAAACCATGACCAACTGTAGCACCACTTGTAGAATTTCCAGAGTAACTAATTATAGAAAACCCAGCATCTGTATTTATACTTCCTGTACTATCAATAGTTCCTATTCCAGTTGCACTAGCATCATTTGTAAAAGAAGTTCCAGCTTTCCAGTTCCAAGAGGCTCTTGTTTCTCCATTAGCATTAACACCTGTATTAGAGCCAACTGAAAATCCATCACTTTCAAATGCAGTTAAAGTATCTGTATTTGTGTATTCTGCTGTAGTTGCGTTTGAATTTAAAACTTTCGTAACCCCTCTAATAGAATCAAATAAAGCATGACTTAAACCATCACTTCTACTTTTAATCCATGTAAAATCTGGTTGAAAATCTAAGCCAGTAATTGATTGTGTAGAACCAGTACCAGTATAAAGTTTAGTATTAAAGTGTTCTGTAGATTTATTAATTCCTGTGTATGCCATTATAAGTTTAATCCTTTTGTTGATAGAGCTGTGTAACCAGTTGGTACGTCATACTCAAATTTACCTATTCCTGATGCGTTTGAACCTTCTGAAGAAATTGCTGTTGTTCCGAAGTAGCCATTGCCGTAATTTGCACTAACTACTGATGTTCCAGTTGAATAAAGACCTGCACCCATATAATAAGTTCCAGCGTTTATTGAAAATCCACCTGTACCTGATGATGGATTTGCTGAATTTTGCCATGTTCCATTTTTAGAAATATAAAGTTTATTATTATCTAAATCTAAACCTACACCTATAATATCTCCAACTGTAAAAGAAGTTCCATAACTTCCTGCATGACCAGAACCAGTTATTCCACCAGTTTCATTTTCATAAAAATATGAAGTACTTATATCTTGTATACTTGTTGATGAAGTAGCAAGTGCAATTCCATCTACTTCTGTTATTCCCATTCTACAATATTTTGTACCAGCAGTATCTGAAACCCATTTAAATTCATTATAATATTTTCCACTTGAAGGTGCTATAGTTGAAAATGAATCTACCCAACTTGAACCAGATTTAGTAAAAGTATTATTACCATTAGAAAAAGTTGGTGAACCTGTTGTTATTAAAGGAGTTCCTGTAGCAAAGACATTGCTTGGAGAATCTTCAGTATTAGTTAAAGTTCCACCACCAAGAGTAAAGTCATTACTGTTAGCTGATTGGTCTGTAATTGTATTTCCATCTTTTAAAATTGTGAAACCATTAGTTCCCATTGTAAGAGTTGGAGCAGTATTAATTTTCCATTCACCAGTTGTTGCATCTGTAGAACCAAATGCTGATGCGTCATAAGCTGTTCCATCTACAAAGTGAACATGAGACATTGAGCCATCAAAATAACCACTATATGAACTTCCATTATAATAACTACCTACAACCTGACCATTTGAGGAACTTGTATTAAATAAACTTAAAGTAGCATTTAGACTTGGTTGTGTATTTGTTTGTAGGGAAGTTTCTTGTACTCCATTAACATATAATTTTATTCTATCTGTTGATGTACTTTGTGTTGTGTCCATTGACCAAACTATATGATACCAAGCTGAAGTATCTCTAAATAATCTATTAGTTTGAATACCTACTGTACCTGCATCATCCATAGCACATCTTAGTTTATCACTACTTGTAAAATCAATATAGCCAAACAAAGTAGAAGATATATTATTAGTAAAAATTCTTAAATTACTAGAACCTAAAGCACTTCTTTTAATCCAAAAAGAAATTGTACCTTTTTGAGCATTAGTTGGTGTTCCTGATGTTCTTGTTAAATATGTTGTAGCCATTAGTTAAATTGTCCCCCACCTGTTGCACCGAATGTTGATGATATAGAGAAACTTCTATCGGCAGTTTGTGCTTCAGCATCTGTTGCTCTAATTGTAAAATTGTATGTTGTAGGTGTAGTTGAACTTCCACCAAAGTCTGATGTTGTTAATGCACCTGAAGATGTATTTAAAGATACACCTGCTGTAGTTAAATTTGATGTTGTTTCAGAATAAGCCACTGTGCTATCTGAAGAAGCTGAAAGTGTCATTAGAGTTCCACTAAAGTTACCTGCATATGAACCCACAGAACCAGAGGCAGTTGACCATGTTGGTGCATCTGAAACTGTTAAAGATGCTGTAGCAGTTCTTACTGCATTACCATCTGGATTTTCTACTCTAACAAAGTAAGTACCATCTGTACCTAAAGT